TAAGGAGTTCAAGACCACATGAGTTCAATTTTCTCTGATCCCCAGTGGCGTCGTGGCACTACTCTCCTCAGTGGAGAGCAGATCGAACTCGATGGCTCTAACAACCCGATTGCTGGCACCGAGATTGTTGGTCAGGTCAAGGCTTTTCAGGACGTTAACCCGGTCGGTCGCGGTGAGCGTTACAGCAACCGGCTCGTGTACTGCGTTGCCGCCCGGTACAAGGGCAGCACGGTCAGCGATGCCTCGACCGTGGCCGGTGAGGTGTACCTGTTCGACACTGGCAAGCCGCTGACCGAGTTCACCAGCAAGGCCAGCAGCACGAACGCCACGGCGGGCCTCGCGATTGGTGTTCTGGACGAGTACCTCAAGGGCGAACTGCGGACGAACGACATCGTCTGGCTCGTCTTGAAGGGTCCGACCAGCATCAAGCGAACGGCTGCGGCTGTGAACGCTGGCGTGGCGGTTCAGTTGTCAGCCACTGCCGGTTCGATTGCCACCCTGTCGAGCGGCATCGCGATTGGTCAGCAGATCGAGGGTGGCAACACCTCCGCCTCTGCGGGCCTGACGCGAGTGAGTCTGGTCAGCGACGATATTTGATTCGCCGCACACCTACCATGCGAACTACAGCCTGCGGCTAATCCCCGTGGGCTGTTTCGCTTTCGGGACTATGGAAGAACGTACTTGCTCCATCTGCGGCAACGAGTTCCCGCTGGACAAGGAGCATTTCCGCTGGCGTGTGCAGGACGGCAAGGGCTACTTCACAGCCGAGTGCAAGTACTGCATCTCCAAGGAGAAGAAGAAGGCCCGCCTGCGGGCCAAGGCCCGTCAGAAGGCTGCGCTCGACAAGATCGAGGCGGCTGGCGTTGACCTGTTCTGTGCGTCATCGCTCAACGGGGGGAGCAACATCCCCCACACGGCAGAGTTAGTGGAGCGGGTATTCGGATACTTCGGCGGCGTGGGCGGGTTTTCGTCCGTACTGGTCAAGCAGTACTTCGACTCCCCTCCCGGCGGCACCGCCCGGAACCGGCTGCTGGAGACGATGTGCCGGTTGGTAACCAAGAACGTGGAGAGCGGCGGCGCGAAGAAGCCGTTGCAGTTGTGGTCTGAAGAGGAACTGGAGCAGGAACTGTCTCAGCGTCTCAACGAGGCAGTCTCATCTTTCAAGGGGGTCACGGTCGATGGCAAAGCGCAAGAAGTCAGGCGGATCGAAGCGGCACCCGAAAGTGACGCCTCCCCCGATTCCGAATCTAGGGGGCATGACGCAGTACCAGCGGGACTCGATCAAGGAAGTCCAAAGCGAACTGCGTGACCGGCGGCTGGAGGCTCTGCGTCTCTACCGCGCGAACGAAAACCAAGAAGCCGTCCACGCCTGCACCGCCAGCGAAATCCTCGTCATCGGTGGCAATCGTTCCGGCAAGTCGCTCTGCACGTTTGTCGAGGACGCCAGGGCGGTCACCGGACAAGACCCCTACAACAAGTACCCCAAAGAGAACGGCATTCTTGTAGTTGTGGGGAAGGATTGGAAGCACATCGGATTGGTGTGTGTGCCTCTCTTGTTCCGTGCCGGGGCGTTCCGCATCATTCGCGATGAGCAGACGAAAGAGTGGCGGGCATACAACCCCGTCACAGACGCCCACCGAAAGGGCGAGACGAAGCCTGCCCCGCCGCTGATCCCGCCTCGCTTGATCAAGAAGCAGAGTTGGGTGCTGAAGTCGGCCAACTACATGCAGTACTGCCAACTGCACAACGGGTGGGAGATTCACTTCTTCTCGTCCGAAGGCGAGCCGGTACAGGGCTACCAAAGTAATCGTTGCCACGTGGACGAAGACGTTAACAACGAGAATTGGGTGCCGGAACTCCAAGCCCGCCTTGTGGACCGCAAGGGCGTGTTCTGCTGGAGTGCTATGCCCCATAGCACCAATAACGCACTCCTTGGCCTGAAGGAGCGCGCTGACGCCAGCGAACAGGCATTGGGGGACAAGTCGATCATCCGCCAGTTCAAACTGCGAATGCTCGATAACCCTTATCTGGATACGGAAGAAAAGAAGAAGTCCATCGAGCGGTGGGCTGCGTTGGGCGAAGACGTTCTCCGCATGCGGGCAGAGGGCGACTTCGTCACCGACAGCGTGTTGTGCTACCCGAACTTTGACATGCGCATACACGGCATGGAGCGGTCGGAGTTGCCCGATGGTCAGATTCCCCGCGAATGGACTCGCTACGCCGTCATCGATCCGGGCCATACGGTGACGGCGGTGCTGTTCTGCGCCGTACCGCCCAACGAGGACTACTGGATCGCCTACGACCAGTTGTATCTACGGCAGTGCAACGCCGAGGTGTTTGGCGAGGAGTTCTACAAGAAGGTGCGGGATTGGCATTTCCACGCCTTCATCATCGACGCACACGGCGGGCGGCTGCGGGACATTGGCTCCGGGCGTCTGCCGGTCGAGCAATACACCGAGCAACTGGTGAGGCGAGGCGTCCGCAGCCAGATCACCGGGTCGAGTTTTCTTGCGGGATGCGATGACATTTCGGCCAGAACCGAAAGCACCCGGACTGCCATGCACATCCGCCCGCAGGGTACTCCGACGCTCCGCATCCTCCGGGGTGCCTGCCCCGACCTAGAGCGCGAGATCAAGAGGTATCGCAAGCAAGTCAACTACGTTGCTGGAACGGCTATCGTGACAGACAAGCCGAACACCAAGGGCGAAGTCCACTTGTGCCAGTGCCTTGAGTATCTCTGCGCATACCGCCCCAAGTACCACCGGCCTCCCGTGCGGAACGGAGAGCCTGACCCGTGGTGGGTTGCATGGCAGAAGGAACGCAAAACGCGGCTGGGGGAAGGTGGTGGTGCATTTGTATCCTTGGGTCCACAAGGAGGATCGTCGCATGAGTTCAACTGATTGGCAGATGCCGCGCCCGAACGTGGGGGATGTGATCCTGTTTTCCAAGGACTACCAGAACTTCTCCGATCCCTGCATTGGCTTCGTTGTGAAAGAACCCGGCTCCTCGACCATAACCATTCTGACGTTTACCTCGACCGGGTATTCCATGGTCTACAACAGTTGCCACCATCGGAGCGATCCGGCTCTCCGGGGTGACCACGGCTGGCAAGACCTTGGCGTTTGGGATTTCGCGCCCATTACCGCGACCATCCGAGAACTGAACGCGGAGCCGACCAGTGTCCGAAAGTCTGCCAAGTAACAACCCACTGCGGCAGATCGTCAGCACTTGGGTCAAGAAACTCAAGGCAGCAGAGAAGTACAAAAAGCCCTTCTCTGACGATGCCAAGGAAGCGTCTCTCTTCTACGACGGGGAGACGAACTGGATGTGGCGGGACGCCTACGCCCGTGGAGAGCGTGGGTACAACTCGTCCATTGCCCCGCCAGCCTTCCGCATGCAACTCAACAAGGTGTTTGAGTTGGTGGAAATCTTTGCAAGTGTGATCTACCACCGTAATCCGGTGCGTACTGTCACAGTGATGCAGCCGCCCGACATGCCCCTCAAGCACCTTGGCCTCGATGTTCCGCTTGGCCCCAATGGGACGCCAAGCCCGGAGCAGATGCAGATCATCGAGACGGTGAAGATGGAGCAGCAGCAGCGCGAGCAGCGGGAGATGACCGCCAAGTTGATGGAGGCGTACCTGAACTGGACGCCCGTCGAACTCGATCTCAAGCGGCAGGCCCGCAAGGTCGTGAACGAGGCGATGATCAAGGGGGGCGGCGTCTTCTGGACCGAACTCGTCACGGTTGATGCGTCCGGTAACGCGCAGATGCCGCCGATGCGAATGGTCGGATCGTTCTATGACACCATCGACAACCTTCTGATCGACCCGGATTTCGACAACGAAGATGACATGTTGTGGTGCGCTCGCAAGTGCGTCCGCCCGCTCGATGAAGTAGCAGCCACCTACGGCGTTCCCCCGGAAGATTTGAAAAAGCATCTGGAGGGCGATGCCACGGTCCTGAAGAAGGAGCCGCGTGGCAAGAAGAAGGAAACCACCAACGAACTGGTGACTTACTACAAGATTTGGTCGAAGTGCGGGATGGGCGACAGGTTCAAGGACGCACCCAAGGACGGCAAAGGCGTGTTCGACTCTGTCGGAAAGTACTGCTACCTCGTCGTGTGCGAGGGTGTTCAGTACCCGCTCAATCTGCCACCCGCGATCATGCAGGAGCAGGTGGACGAGCAGACGGGCATCCCGCCGAGCGTGATGCCGCGAGTGTCGTGGCCGATCCCCTTCTTTGCCGATCCGGCTGGCTGGCCGTTCACGATGCTGGCGTTCCACCGGAAGCCGGGATACGCATGGCCCATCTCGCACATCCGGCCCGCCATCGGTGAACTCCGCCTGTTGAACTGGTGCTTTTCGTTCCTCGCCACCCGGATTGCGACCAGTTGCGAAACCATCATCGCGGTCCAGAAGGCTGCGGACGAGACGATCAAACAGCAGTTGCTGGCCCCCAGCGAGGGCGGATTCAAGATTGTTGAACTATCGGAACTGCTGGGGCGCAGGATTGAGGACATTGTCAGCGTTTTCCAGATGCCTCAAGTCACGAAAGACTTGTGGGACATTATCTCCGCCGTGCTGGACGAGTTTGCCAAACGCACCGGACTCTCCGAACTCGCATATGGCTACACCAGATCGAGTTTCAGAAGTGCCGCAGAGGCGCAGATCAAGAACGAAAACATCAGCATACGCCCGGACAACATGGCGAACGAGTTGGAGGACTGCATGTCCAACCTCTCGCGCCGTGAGGCACTGGCTGCGAAGTGGCTGCTGGAGCCGCAGGACGTTGCCCCGGTCCTTGGTGCGATGGGAGCCGCCGCTTGGGCGCAGACCGTTCAGCGGCAGGACATTGTCTCCCTGACGAGGGAGTTGCTGTATCGCGTCGAGGCTGGCAGCGCGCGCAAGCCGAACAAGGCGTCGAGGGTCGAGCAGATGCAGTTGGCCGTGCAGACTCTTGGACCGATCCTATCGCAACTCGCTGGCTCTGGCATGGTCGATCCGTTCAATGCACTCAT